CCAAGGAAAGACTGGCTCAACTGGCTCCACAGGAAGTACAGGCAGCACAGGCTCTACAGGCTCAACAGGATCCACAGGTTCTACTGGATCTACAGGTAGTACTGGCAGCACAGGGTCTACTGGATCCACTGGGTCAACAGGAGTAACTGGTGCGCAAGGTAACACGGGTAGCACTGGTAACACTGGCCCTACTGGCTCTACTGGCAATACTGGTTCGCAAGGGCAAACAGGTCCAACAGGACCTACTGGATTAACTGGTGCAACAGGAGCAATTGGAAATACTGGTAGCACAGGAAATACAGGTGCCACAGGAATTGTTGGCCCAACTGGACCAACGGGTAGCACAGGTTCTCAAGGAAGCACTGGGCAAACTGGACCAACTGGAAGCCAAGGTAACACAGGTCCAACTGGAGCCGTAGGCTCTACAGGAGCCGTTGGAAACACCGGAGCTACAGGTAATACTGGGGCAACTGGTAATACAGGCTCACAGGGCAACACAGGCCCTACAGGGGCTATTGGAGCGACAGGCTCCCAAGGCAATACAGGTTCTCAGGGAAACACGGGTGCGACAGGTGCTATTGGCAATACTGGTTCTACTGGTGCCATTGGTGCCACTGGCGCTATTGGTAACACAGGGTCTACAGGACCAACGGGTGCTACAGGAAATACAGGCTCAACTGGAACGACTGGTCCAACAGGCCCAACAGGATTAACTGGTAATACAGGCGCTACTGGAGCAACAGGTAATACTGGCGCAGGCGTAACTGGTGCTACTGGTGCCACTGGTGCAGGCGGTACGCTAGGCCATTACGGTAACTTTTACGATACTACCACTCAGACCAATGCAGGCGCTACTAGCGCCAANCTTATTACTATTAACACCGATTCTGGCTCAAGTGGCGTAAGCATCGTCTCATCTAGCCAAATTACTTTTACCTATGCTGGTACTTACTCAGTAAACTTTTTGGGTCAATTCATCACCACTGGCGGTGGAAGCAACTACCAAGTAAACGTTTGGTATGCCCTTAACGGAACTGCTGTGACTCAATCAACCGCAGTCTTTACAACCTCTGGCGTTAACAACCAAGTCCTTGCAAACATTGAAGACTTGGTAACAGTTAATGCTGGTGACTACATCCAGTTCTACTGGTCATCACAAAACACCTATATGGAATTACTAGCAGTTGCTGCTGGTTCATCTCCGACTCGTCCTGCATCTCCAAGCGTGAATCTTCACGTTGAACAGATTATGTACACCATACTTGGACCGACGGGAGCAACAGGTTCTACAGGATCTACAGGTAACACAGGTTCAAATGGATCTACGGGAGCGACTGGCGCAACAGGACCAACAGGGCCGACAGGTAATACTGGAAGCAATGGTCAGACTGGAGCGACGGGGGCTACTGGACAAACAGGGGCAACTGGTTCTACGGGAAGCACGGGAGCAACAGGCCCAAGTGCATCGGCGTTAGTTGATATGCTTTGGCTTGGGGCTATGTGATAGAATAGCGTATGCCCAAGATAGCCGTTTATTCCATTTGTAAAAATGAGATTAAACATATTGAGCGTTACGCAGAAGCTACAAAAGATGCGGATTATCGCATTGTAGTTGACACAGGTTCTACCGATGGTAGTCAAGATAAAATGCGTGAACTAGGTATAACCGTTCACCAAATACATTTAGATCCATTTCGCTTTGATGTGGCTCGCAACACAGCCTTATCACTTGTTCCAGAGGATGCTGATGTCTGCCTTATCTTGGATATGGACGAAGTTCCAGAACCGACCTTCTTTAAGAAAGTCAAACAAAAGTGGATACCAGGTTCACATCTTGGCTGGGTCAGCATGGATACTGGTCAAAAATGGGAACGAGACAGACTCCATTCACGATTTGGATGGGTATGGAAATACCCATGCCATGAAGTGCAACTGTGGTACGGCAACGGAGAGACACGAGACTGCGACATACGCAATGCCGTTATCCAACACCTACCAGACAATAGTAAGTCCAGAGGACAATACTTAACTTTACTTGAATTAGCGGTAAAAGAAAATCCACACGATGCTCGTATGTGGACATATATGTGCCGCGAATATTATTTCCACCATAAGTGGGAAGATGTCATTTCAGCAGCTGAGAAACAACTTCCGCTTAATGGCTGGGATGTAGAACAAGCCGCTGTCTGCCGATGGGCAGGTGAGGCTGCTCATCAATTGGGTCGTGAAAATGAAGCTACCCAATGGTATGACAAAGGTGTACAACTTCTTCCCCGTGAAGGTGAATCATGGTATGGCGTGGCTATCAATGCCTATCGCCAACAGAACTGGCCAAGATGCTTAGATGCTTGTGTCAATGTTTTGGAACGGCCTAGATCAGTCCACTACTGCTACGAATCAGCGGTATGGGATTGGAAGGCTTTTGATCTTGCCTCAATCGCCGCTTACAACCTTAAGCATATTGACGAAGCAATTGTTTTTGCTGAGAATGCTGTTAAGGGTAATGGCGAAGAAACAGAGCGTATTCAACGCAACCTACAATTTTTTAGACAGGTGAAGAATGGACCATCAACACAAGGACAAAGTTCTTGAATTTGGATTTAACGAAAAGCACGATTGGATCGTAGTCAAGTACGGTTGCACAGAGTGCGATGTAGTTTCAGATAAACCATTTCCACATGTAGTTTTTGAGACTGGTCATAAAGACCATACAACTTATGTAGATGGTTGCTTTGGTTGCAAGATCGGTACGCTAGAACTTTCCACTGGTGATGCCGGTAGGTCAGATTCTATGTCTGATAAAAAGTGGACGGCAGAGTTAGATGCTTATGCAGATGCTCGTTCACAAGGTATTCAACCAGCGGGTACAACAATGAAAGCAGTTGCTGAAGCAAAAGAGGCTAGTGACAAACTAGGCGTTGCATTTAACGCAGAATCTATGCCAGCAGCATCCAAGATTACCAAGCAGTCTGCAAAGGTAATGAAAGAGACAGGGGTAGTATAAATGGCTTATAGCGAAAAGGCTGATAAGAAGCAAGACGCCAAAGTTACAAAAGGATTAAATACTAAGCAAAAGGCAGCCTTTAAGAAGGCTGATACTGCAATGGATAAAAAGAAACCATCTGCTAAGGCTGATGCCAAAATGGATAAAGCCCTTGTAGCAAAAATCAAGAAGGGTAAGTAAATGGCAGCAGTTAAAAAGGGTATGGGCTTTAAAGCAGCTCAATCAAATATTGCAAAGAAGCAAGGCATTCCAATGGAGCGTGCTGGTGCAATTCTTGCATCTGCAACTCGTAAGGCAAGCCCAGCAGCAAAGAAAGCAAATCCAAACCTCAAGAAGGTTCTTCCAGTAAAAAAGGGTGGTAAGTAATATGTGCGCAGAATGCGGTTGCAATTCAACAGCAATTGGTAAGTTGAATGACAAGCTAACAGGCAAGCCAACAAAGACTCCTTATGGACAATATGAGGGCGTTGGCGGAACCAATAATGTTGGGAACAGCGGATCTAAGTAATGGCGACAATTAAGGCTGCGGGTGTTAATCACAAAGTTGTTATCCAAAAGGGTAATGTGCATGTGGTTCACCCAGACAACAAAGGCCCTAATATTGATTTAACTAAAAAGGCTGGCGCTAAAACCATTCAACAAGGTGTAGCAGCAGTTGTGAAATACCACAAAAACAAAGGTCATAAGAAAGGTAAGTAAATGGCAAACTACGGTGGCTTATCTACTGTGTATCATTTAAATCGTTTGGCTGGCACCATTGTTCGTGGCGTACCACAATATGATTTTAATGGTGCTTGCGTAAAATGGGCTGACATTGCCATTCCTGGTCATAATGCTACTCGTGGTATTGATGCGCTTAATCTTATTTACGCAAATCGTAATGGTGGAAAAAATTATTATCTAGATACACCTGGTGTATTAAACGCCCTTGCTGGTACCTATGGTATTGGCGAAGCCGAAGCCGCAGCAAGGATTAGTTCATGACAAAATTTATTGACATTATCAACGAGACTGCCCTTGCCCTTACCGGTTACACTAACCGTCAAGATCAAGCTACATACCTCACTTCAGCAATGGGTGCCACTGACCTAACCTTTCAGGTTGCCGATGGAACTGTATTGACTCGTGGTTTGGTTGAGATTGACGATGAGTTGATTTGGGTAGACAAGTTTGACCGTACAACCAACACAGCAACCATCCCAGCATATGGTCGTGGCTTTAGAGATACAGTGGCTACAATCCATACCGCTGGTACTCGTGTCACAATTACACCATCATTTCCACGCAGCGTTATTCGCCGCAATATTAACCTAGCAATTGATGCTGTATACCCTGATCTGTTTGGCGTCTATTACACAACCTTTACATTTCAAGCAGCGGTAACAACTTATGTCTTACCTCAAGAGGCGATTGATATTCTTGGCGCTTCATGGCAAACAATTGGACCTTCTAAGGAATGGCTACCAATTCGCCACTATCGTGTAGATCGTATGGCTAACCCATTGACATGGAACAGCGGTAAGACAATTTCTATCCGCGAAGGAATTATTCCTGGTCGTACCATTATGGTTACTTACACCAAAAAGCCTTCTACCCTTCAATACGATACAGATGATTTTGCTCAACTCAGTGGCTTGCCAGACTCAGCCCGTGAAGTAATTGTTCTTGGTGCTGCTTACCGTACAGCAATGTACCTAGACCTTGGTCGTGTACCAGCGGCTACCGCAGAAGCCGATGCGCAACAAACAAACGATCCAATTGGCTCAGCAGCCAATATCGGCAGAATGATTCAACAGATGTACCAGCAACGTCTACTTATTGAAGTACGTCGCCTACAAGAGCAGTATCCACCTCGCACTCACTACACACTCTAAGGATAGCCAATGACGACAGCAACAAGACGTTATTACAGTGCTAATGCGGTTGACAATACAGTCGCCTCATCTATCACTTCCTCATCTACATCGGTAACATTATCTAGC